GAGGGTCTCTATCGTCGGGTATTAAAACCTGACGTGGTCCTTCCAATTGCAGATAACCGCAAGGAGCTAAACCATAATGCCCCAGGACTATGCCGTGGTACGACTCGTTGACAGACTAGCAATATATCTGGCTTCGACATCGCATCAGGATAGGTTGGTAGACGCTATGCTCAATGAGAGAATCTGGAAACAGAAACTCCCCTGGAGCCCAGAAGCTGTTCCTAAGGTCTCAAAGCCGCGAGGCAATGAGCTACGGATTCAGCTTTGTCTACCGTTCTTCCCGTCAACTCGGCTCGAACAGCCATCATTGACGTAAAACTTTGAGTCTGACGTTGACTTACTTGGAGAAACATCTTGATTGAAACGATGAAGAAGACCCTGGCTGTGTGCACCGCCGCCGGGTTGTTTGGCGTAGGTGCGTATACTGGGGTCTCCGGAATCGATTCAATTTCGACCTCCAAAGTGCGTGCAATTGCAGCAGACGAAACATCTGTTGCAAGGTCACGGACTGTCGTGGATACTTATCTCGACAGTCTCAACGCGCGTACGGACGCTGCAACTGCAGCAACCGCCGCGAAGAAGTGACAACGAACCGGTACCCAAAACTTCCTCGGAAGCCGCGTAGGGATTTTACCTATACGGACCCTCCGATGAAGAATAAGTCCTACTCCTGGAGCACTGTCGCAGTCGGTCAGCAAAATGCTACTAGCCCTACTGGACCAACGTCTTCTACTTGGAGAATTCCCCAAGTTTTGACGCGGGTACAAACAAGGGCTGGTAACCGTCTTGCTAACTGGCGTGAGATAATTGCAAGAGGAGAGAATGCTACGACGAACATGTCTGCACGTTCGGATAGCATTTGGTATTCGTTTGGGTCGATCCTCGCAAGAGGTACTTATAAACTCGATCCGCGGTATACGTTCGTGGATACGGGACAGGGTGCTTTGGCCGTGAATAACGGTCAACTCAATCGTGTCCCGAAGCCACCTATAAAACCGGTCTCTTCAACAGACAGCCAAGCAGCTGCTAAGTTTTACAAAGCTATACGAAAAGAGGCGGTCCAAGTTAGCGGACCTACCTTCATCGGAGAGCTAGGTGAAGCTTGGCATATGATTCGCAGACCTGCCGGTGCTCTTTACGGCCATGCAAGGGATTACACTCGTGCCGTCCAAAAGGCGAAACGAGCCTCCCCGCATGGTTGGAGAGAGAAACTTGGTGGACTCTGGCTTGAGTACTCCTTTGGTTGGGTCCCCCTAATCTCTGACTTACAGGACGGGGCTAAAGCTTGGATGCGTTTAGGAAACGTTCCGCGGGTGAGGAAACTCTCTCGCGGTTTCGAATCTTATTACGACCGAAGCTCTGAATTGGATCCATTGTATGATCACGGTACCCGACCGTATTGCGGATCGAGCCACTTGTTGGTTCATTCTGAAGCAATGCTACTGGAAACTGTGAGCGTACGATACAAAGGCGCTTTAAAGGCTCAAGCTGAAATGACACAGTGGGATAATTGGGCTCTATTCGGCTTTACGCCGAGTGAGTTCATACCTACTGCATGGGAATTACTTCCATGGTCATTTCTCGTGGATTACTTCACCAATGTTGGTGATATCCTGACTAGTGCCGTAACTGATACCAAAAGTTTGATCTACGTAAACAAGACCGTTCGGCAGACTACCGAGTATTCTGGTAAGTTGTCGTGCGATCCTGCAGCGTTGGCCAAATCTATGGGACCGGATTGGGACACTAGTTTAGGTGGTAATCCAGGCATGTTCGAACTTAAGCGCAAGGACGTTACGAGAAGTGCTAATACTGGGATAACATTTCCTAGGTTAGAATTCTCCTTGGGTTTGTCAGACGGCCAACTTGGAAACATAGCCGCTCTGCTTGCTCAGGCACGTACCGTGCATCCTCAATCACCGAGATATCGGATTGGGGGCCATGGTAATACCAAGGTCCCACATAAAGTCTGATCATCGGTAAATTATAGGAATACATAGTGTCATTTACTCTAACTAGCCCCGTAACAGGGGCCGCGCAGACTGGGTTCACGTCTCCTACCTATACCTTGACCGCAGATAATGCCCCGGATAATAACGGGAAACAAAATGCGATTACAGCCTTAGGCGGGACGCAAGCCCTTGTGACTACGCATTCTGTTGCTTCTCCGTTCACTGTGACCTTCGTTAGGCCAAAGGTTTTCCGGTTTCTTGGAAAGCCCAACCCGACAACGGGTCTGGTGAAAGATGTGCCGCGTAATACCTTTAAACTGATCACTCGTAAGGGTGTTCTTCCTTTGGCAGGCCAACCATATGCTAACGCGCAGGTTACGACGATTATCGACGTTCCTGCCGGAAGCGACACGGTTGACCCTGCCAATCTCCGAGCGATGTTATCTGCACACATTGGGGCACTCAACCAACAGTCGGCTGGAGCTGGTGACACACTTGTCACTGGCATCATTTGATTGGTGGATTGAACGCTTCTTTGCTGCAAACGACGTCACGTACGGAAGTCCGTACGAAATCTCGGGGTGGGACGAGTAAAATCGTTCCATCTAAAGGTTGCGTCACACTGGAGATACTATGCGTGATTACGCTGGCTTACTACCAGTCTTACTTGATTCCGATTTGTTCTCTGCTGGGTGGAATGGGGCAATTGACCCCTATCCAGGCATTAGTGAACGCCAGTACGCAATACAGCACCTCCGTCGCAGTCTCGTCAAGAAATTTGTTGGCGAAAAAGCTAACACGGAAGCTAACTGTAAAGCGTTAGAGTTGTTCAAAAAGATCAACTCATCTTGCGCCACTTTTGCGATGGATACACCCAGTATGTCCGAAGCTGAGACAATTGTCGTCGGTGAAGCGAAAGAGTATATTAATCGCTTCTTTTACAAGAAACCTGAAGGCGAATGGGAAGATCAACCCATCCTAACCTTTACGTCTATTGTCGGCGGCATGAATCTTGGCAACGGCGCGAATATCGGGAGTTATGGAACCGACTTTCTTTCGAAGGTCGGAACCTCCCGGTTGTCCGCAACAAGTCAGGAACTGCATGATTTATATGTGCAGGCTATTTCTCCAAACCCTACGTGGTCTAGCGTTGAGTCTACTAGATCACAACATCGGGCAAAGGTTATAGTTCGAGGAAGTCGCTTAAGTTTTGTTCCTAAGACGACGGAAATAAGCAGAACCATTTGCACTGAGCCTATTCTGAATATGTTGTTTCAGAAAGGTATAGCTGAGGTTATGACGCGGCGACTTGAAGAGACAAGTGGTATCAGTCTCAGCACGCAGCCACGAAAGAACCAAAAGCTAGCTCAGCTAGGGTCCTTAACTGGAGATTTTGGTACTGTTGATCTCTCCAGCGCTTCTGACTCTATGTCTATCGGTGTGGTAAACGAGTTCTTCCCTAGTCATGTTGCTCGATGGCTAGAGAGGACGCGTTCGCCCTTGACCGTCCTTCCAGATGGTTCCGAGGTTGAGTTGCATATGGTGTCTAGCATGGGAAATGCTTTTACGTTCCCATTGCAGACTCTCTTTTTTACTAGCTTAGTCTACGGCGTTTACAAGGTGCTTGATATTCCAATTAGGCGCCCGAGTAAACGGTCACTTGGCAACTTCGCCGTTTTTGGCGATGATATAATAGTGGTGAGGCAGGCTTATGGCCTGCTTTGCCGGATATTGTATCTTTGTGGCTTTAGTGTTAACGTAGATAAGTCGTTTAACGACGGCTTGTTCCGCGAGTCATGTGGCCGCGATTTCTACCGCGGCTATGACGTCAGGGGTGTTTATATTAAAAGCCTCAACGACGTCTGTGACAAGTACTCTGCTATCAACAGGCTGAATGTCTGGTCTGCGAAACATCGTGTCTCTTTGCCCAGGGTAGTCTCATTCCTCATAAAGGGTTGTCGGTTTTTGCCGATACCCTTAGATGAACAGGACATCTCAGGCATTAAGGTCTTTGAATCGCATTTGAGGAAGGTTAGGCGTAGCAAACACACTGGCGGGATTTTATACCGCTATGTGAATGTCGCGCAAAATTCTTTCTCAGTATCAGACACAAGCTTGCAGCCTCCGAAATTGCGGGGGTGGATTGATAATCCATCCGCAGTCTTGTTGGCTGCTTTGGCGGGTACACTTAGGAGAGGCCAGGTCGTCACTCGGGTTAATTCCCAGCGATCTACCTCGATTAGGCAGAGATATAGTTCAAGTTGGAACTATGTCCCTGCCGAGATGGGCGTAAGCCCATCTTTCGGTGTAGACTGGAAGGTCTATATCGAGCTGAACCTTAACCTTTTCTAGGTTTAGCACACGGGGCTAAAGGAATAATGCCCCCTCCGGGATACAAACAATGAAG